TCATTCGATCACCTTTATAGAAATAGTGCATCTATTTTCTATCGGGCCTCGAACCACCGTCAAGACATCAATCTGCGAATCATCCTCCCATACGCCAGCTTTGGTCAGGGAGTCCAAGACGGCTTTGGTGTAGTTGTCCACATCGCGCCTTCTTCGATCCGGTGCGCATAGCAAGATAGTCACTTCCAACCTGCCTGCCAGCGCGGTTGTTGTTAGACCTGCCGCATTCACGGAAGTGCTTACAGCTTCGGCATATTCCCGGCCCTTCTTCGAGATAATCTGAGTACATAGATTTCCCCTTCTAATGGCTCGCCAGTATCCGTTCACCGATGGCGGAAATGGCAGATCAAGCCTTATTTCGTCCGAGTTTGTATTCTGCAATTCGCTTACCGTTTGGAAGGTCTTTGTTGATCGTGTGGATCGTGTAGCCTAGATTTCGCAGGTCATTGATCCTGGCTGCCAGTCTGAATACGCCGCCTTCTTTCAGCGCGTCCATTGCAGTCAGCGATCCCTTTTTTAATCGAGAATAGACCCAGTTTGTTTGTGACATTTCATTCTCCTTTCAGTTTCCTCTAACAGTTCTTCTTGGGTTGCATATTTGGCTTCCCATGCCCTCTTTCCGAGTGTGTGGATTCCTTCTGGCCCGGTATGGTGGAAATAGCAAAGTGGAATCGTATTTATGTCGTCGGCTTTTTGGCCCATTCCTCGATATTTCACCCCGATCAAGTGGTGGATCTGAGGCGGCTGTCTACAAATGCAGCAACCTAGCTGGCTCAGAATATCGAATCGTTCCTTAATATCTTTTTTCAAGTTTCTTGTAGCTTTCACGGAAAGGGCTATTTTGAGCGCCCCTGCGTGCTGCTTCCTTGATGGTTAGTTTGTCAAATGAAACTGCTTCCTCTAGTGATCTGCCTTTGTAAATCCTCGCCCTAACCTGATTCACGCTTAAATCGCGTCCAGATTCGGCGATGGCTTGTCTAATTTGCTCGTTCGTAATCTTCACGCTTTTTCCTGTGCATTTTTCCGTAGGCATCGGCATAGATGTATTTCTCTGTCACTAGGTACATGACATTGCGCTTGCCTAACCTTCCGTAGTGGATTCTTTCGTGTAATTGCGCCCCATCAAGGTGGGCATTTATGGCGATCTTGCTGAATTCCAAATGGCTCAACAGTTCGCCAATCGTGCTTTCAATCAATGGAGGCAGGTCAACCGAGTATGGGTTCCATCTTCCTCGGCCTCGTGGATCTAGTCTTGGCTCTGATTCCAGCGAGGCAGTCCAATCAACTCGTAAAACATCTTTATGCACCGTATCTCCCTCTTTCCGCCCTTTGGTTGGCTTGGCGCGTTCTCCAGGCTTCAAACCTGAGTTCTAAGTCTGCGCGCTCAAGCGATAGAAGCTCGGCTCTTGCTGTCCAATGCTCCAGTTCGTTAAGTGTTTTCAAATAGTCTGGGTCAGCGTAGGCCTCACGCTCTTGTGCTGCGGCAGTCGGGTATTTTGATTCGTACTGCTTCATCAATAGGGCCTTGTGAACCTTGCGATAGTGTTCGTAATAAATTCTGCGTCCTTTCGCTTCAGCCAGTTCTTGATTCTTCACCCGAATCTCGTGCTGGCGTCGTTCTTCTTCATCCATAACATCTACCTTCTTCTAGTATTGTTTTTCCGTCTTTGATTATTTTCACGGCAGACGGTTTGCCGAATGCTTTAGCCATTGAAACCATGAATTCAGCGCCTTCAGGCCATGCTTCTTTCATTCGCGTCCACTTTGCCTGCTTCAAGGCTTTCTGGCGTTGCTCCATCTTGCGGAGCGTAGCCAAGAGCGCGCTTGAGTTGCTCAATGTGGTGTCCTAGCTTTTCGGTCTGCTGCTTGCGATGCTCAATGGAGAGCCTCGGTGCGGGTTCAAAAGGCACATGGGCTGCTGCTCGCAAGGGTTTGCACATTCGCAGAAACGCTGGCAATGAAGGCGGAAATTGATCGCCTGAATCAATGCAAGCGTCGATCCCTCGTTTGATGTCGTCTGCCTCAATGCCTTTCTCCTGGAAGGTTCGGAACCAGACCTCGATCGCAGTTCCGAATTGGTCGCTGAATTTGGTTCCATAGATCGCCTCTAGCCTGCGCCAGAGGGCCTCCATGTGGCGTTCAGTGATGTGTGAGCCTCGGTGTGACATCTAACAGATCTCCATTCATAAAATCGCCGCGCTGCTCTCGCCATTTCTTTGCGATGCTCGCCGCGTCACGCGTTTGCACTTCCTGAATCTCATCTTCCCAGCGTTCCTGATTTAGGTAGGTCAGCGGGTTCGGTACAAATCCTCTCAACCAGCCAGAGTCATTCGCTGCTCTGTTCTTGACATCTTCTATAATTCTAGGCGCGATCGTATCCAGTTTCAACGAATTCCACTTCTTTTCGCTCGGTTTTTTGCCCACCTTTTTCGGGTATGCGCGCCAGAACTGCTCAAACAATGGTAGATGACATTCTGACACCTCAAGTATAGCCATTGGCAATACCAGAATGTTCGATTTATTTGGGCGATGCTGGCGGATCAAGAGGCCAGATTCACAGAGTTCGTTCACATGGCGCACAACGCTGCGCTCGCTCATGTGGGTTCTGTTCGCTAGGTATTCCACCGATGGGAATGCGATCCCTTCTTCATCTGCAATGTCCGCAACCGCCAATAGGATGATTTTGTTGGCTGGCTCTAGGTTTTGCTCCCACGCCCAAGTCATAGCTGCTAAACTCATACGCGTTCGATCTCCTTTCTCGAACATCCTCCTTCAGCCTATTAGCCCCTCTTTCGAGGGGCTTTTTTTGGGCCTTAGAATGGCATGTCGTCGTCAAATCCGTTGCTGGCCTGCTGGCCCTGTGTCCGCTCCTTCGCCTCAAACGCCTTCACGCGAAGCTGGTTCCCATATTGGGGATCGTAGCTGGGGATCGGGAGGGAATCTAGGATTATATCGAAGCCTTTGCCTTCTTTCTCGTACATAGAACCCACCTTATGCCAGTAGACCTTTCCGTTCTTAGACGGCTTGCCCTGAACCAAATCGTATCGCTTATCCATATTCACATTTCCTTATATTGGTCACAAAATTGGGCAACGCTACAGTATTTGCTGCATCGAACCGCGTCACCCGGTCTAAATTCGATGTAGCCTTCTTCTACATTTTCGGCTCGATAGGCCGATGCTTCTTCCTCGGTATCAAACACCCTGACAGCCGACTTGCGTCTAGGCTTCATCACAGCCCATTTCTCTGGCTTTCTCCATTGTTCCTCTGCGGTACACGGAGGCGGGTCGTTTATGGCCTCCTGGTGCGTTAGAACGCGATTCAGGACATATTCTTCCTGCCTTTCCTCTGTCCAGCGTGGAATTGGGATGACAACAACCTGCTGATCTGGGTATCCAGCCTCAAATGCCTTAAATTTCGACCAGTCGCGCAGGATGGCGATGATCTGAAGTTTCTCGACATACAGGCCATTTTTACGGCAGAGCCAATCCAGCACATTCAACTGGTTCTCCCATTCCGGTTTTCCTTCCTGCCAGGCATGAATGACCGTCCATACCGATGTGATTTTGAAATCAATCAGCGTGGCATCCGAGAGCAGGTCGAATTGGCCCGAAAGGTTCCAGCCCGCTACCTCTGCGAACAAGCGGCGTTCAGCGATGTCTGAATCGGTCGAGGCACGCTCAACAATGGTGTGAACCGATTGCCCGATCAGGCTCCAGATTCGATCCGAGGCATCCTCAACGATCTCACCGCGATGCTTCTTCTTGAGGGAAACGATCTTGGGCGAGTCGATCAGGCTGGTGACGGAAATATCGGAATTCCCGGCAGAATAGCTATCGTTTTCTATCGCTCGGACAATACTGTCCGGAAGTCCTAACTTGTTCGTAATCATGGGTTCACCAATGCGTTACGCCTGAGATGGTGTCCAGGTTCTTCTTGATGTTCTCTAGGCTTTGATCCAGCTTGTCGCAGCCCAACTGGTTCTGTATCTCACGATCTAGATATTGGCAGTCAGCGACCATGCGATCCCATTCGTGGTCATCAATCTGATCGCGGCCCTTGCGGTATTGCAGGATCGTATCGGTTACAGATTTGATCTTGGTGCAGATTTGTTCGAGCGTGTGCATTAGTGGGCCTCCAAGTAGAGCATTTCTTGAATCAGCTTGAATGTTGCAGCTTCCAGCTTGCGTGCTTCCTTTTCCTGTTCGTTGAGTTCCTGCTCGTATTGTTCGCGCAGAACTTCGTACTCGTAGCGGTCTTGGTCGTTATCCATTGTCGATTCCCTCCGCGATTGCTTTCAGAAAGGCTCCGTTTTCTTCCCAGAATCTCTTGGTATTGGCATTTTTCGGCAGGCCAGCAACGGCGGCTCTGAGTGCTTCCATGCCGTGACGCGCAATGCCCTCAAACCGATCAAGATGCTCATTCGCGAACTGTTCGTAGGATTGTTCTTCTTGGGTCGGCAGATCTTCGCCGGCGTAGATATACAAACCCAATCCATGACAGGCGATTGCCTTCACTAGGCAGCGCATCTGGGCATCGCTGATCTTGCGCGCGTCTGGGTTCTTTACTGCATTGTTGCGGTTATCCATCACAGGCAGGTTGATCGTGATGGGTTTGCCAAAGGCGGTCACGGTGCAGCCGACCATGACGGATTCATCTGGGTAAAAGCGCGGCTCTTGCCATTCCCAGTTAGCCTCTGGGTCTTGGCGCATCAACTGGTCAACAGCCCATGCCCAGGACAAATAGGACAGGTTTCCTTTCTTTTCAATGTGGCTCGATACATCAATCGCAGCCAGCTTTGCAAAGTTATTCATAATCATCTCCTTTCAGTCGCGGATCATCTTCGTGCAATACGCGCAACGCATCTTCCTGTTCTACATTGGCGAGCGTGAAGATCAGGTCGGTCAAGGAATCCTTGTGTACTTGGATCGCTTTGTCTTGAGTGAAAATCATTACGGAATCGTTGTAGTTGGCAACAAAGCCGCCATCCCAAGACAGCACCTCAATCAGCTTGTCGGTTTTGATTTCCATTACAGATTCCTCCAATTCCAGATGCCCCAGCCGATGTGACGGTCATGGTTCTTGCGGACGCGTCTGCGCCAGAAAAAGAGTCGAAGTGCGGATTTGAATTTACGCATGATCTCCCTCCATCTTGTCGATGTAATACGGACATTCGTTCACAACCTTGCAAACGCATTCGTATTCGGGAGGTTCTTCGTTGCTGCCGGAAAAGACCTTGACCATCGAGTCGCAGTCCTGGCAATAGAAACCAGAGTGGATGTCGTTGTACATCCGGTCGGCCACATCATCCATCGTTATCATATCTAACTCCTTGTAGGTCTAACTCGTTGCTGGTATATCCATTTTCTATACTTCTAGTCAGAAGTCAACAGGTTTGTGCAGAAATAATTTCCCGTTTTGGATCATTGATTTAGCCATCTGTTCAGCCGCTTGACGATCAAATCCGGCCTCGTATTCCAGAATCGCAGCCCTTTCGTTGAAGTCCTCGGCGTAGAAATACCCGAAAGACCATGCCCTGCGTTCCTCTTGATACCTATAGGGATTGGCGTCGATGTCCAGTCCAGCTTGGAAGGCCTCAAACCCTTTTAGAACAGCTTGTTTGTTCATCCCCATTGCTCGGCCATTGCGTCCGCCCATCCTTGATATGTAGCCGACCTGATTTTCGCCCTGTTTTCGCTTGGGCCGAGTTTATTTTGCCCGCTATCTGTTTGGTTTGCCCACCGTTTTTTTCCGCCAATAATTCTCGGCTCGATCAATTTGGTTGGTTTCAGCTTAGGCAGATTTTTCAACCATAAGCAGGTTTTTTTGCTGGCATCCTCGCCATACTCATAGGGCTGGATGTACTGGTCTGGTTTTCTGAGTCTTTTAGACATCACTCCAACCGGATTTTCTACAGCAATCATTGGAATGTTGGCATTCCATAAGGCCAAGAAGAAACTTGCTGCGTCCTCTGTTAGCTGCGGATCACGCAGGCCCCTTGTAGTCCAATGCATCCCGCTTGAACTGAGATAGGTGCAGGGTGGATGTGCAATCATCAAATCCCAGTCCTGATCTAATGCAGCCAAAACATCGCCCTGAATGTGGGGGCCAGGCGAATCAGTCGGCAGGATGTCACAAGAAACCGCATCATGGCCACGCTTCAAGAAAGCATCCCTGACCCGACCGCTATATTCACAAGCCACTAAAACCTTCATCTATTCCTCCTGGTTACAAGTACCCCATTTTCCCCTTGATCTATCAGCCTGTGCTGAATGGTTGACCAAGCGCTGACTAGGCGAATTATGGTACTCATCGTTCCCCGCAGCACTTTGCTCTGCTGCCTGCATCTGAAGTCACTCAAATGCAGTTGACCGAATTGCCCGAAGGCCATCAAGGGACTAGGTTGTCAGGGGTGGACAGAGCCTAGATTTAATTTGCGGGTGATTTGCTTCGATCCAGGCAGGACAGATCAACCTGCACAACTCTTTTCCGCTGTGGATCGCGGAGAGTAGGCCGTAGATGGTTTCATGTTGAATCAGGGAGTTCCTGAGTGTACACTTCGCGCATCGGGTATCGACCTACCCGTTTCCCCGAAACGCCTCAGGATCGCAAGTCTTGGGGCGTTTCTCTTTGGGGTGCGGTGACTATAACGCTTTAATCGAAGTCCAGCAAGATGTCGAATGCTGCGGTAATTCTGGCATTGTTCGAGCGGACAGTCGCGCGAATATCTATATCAGATTTCTCTGGAATCTTGACCGGAATGCAGAACTCATACAGGTAAGCGCCGCCATTGCCCGACACCTCGAAGGTATGGCCTGCGCGGAATGAGGAACTGCCAAAATAGCGGACAAACATTTCGCCGGTCGCATCGGCCCCTGATTGGCAGGAACAGGCTCCCTGAAGAATGTAGGCAGTATGTCCAGCAGGAACGGTATAGATCGCCATAAGGCTCTGTCCCTTGCCTGCGGTGATTCTGCAAACAGTCACGGCGGATTTCTGGATGTTGATGTTGCCCACATTTGTGGCAGATCCGTTGTGCATATACGCGCGGGATATACGCTTGAATTGCTTTACCGTCGTCACGGTAGAGCTGGACGAAAGACCCACATTCTCCGAAATGATTTCGTAGTTCGCGTCTAGGCCTTCAATGGTGATCGACTTGCCATTATCTGAAGCGTTCACAGCAGGGATTGAGAGGGTTCCAGCGGTATCCCAAGATGCCCACGGATATGTCGTGTCGTTCACATCCCAGACGGTTCCTGTCTGGTTCTGCGACATTGCAGGAACAGCCCCGAAAGGGTGGGCATGGGAAATGTCGTCGAATTGGCCCTTAGCGACCCCATAGCGCGCATTCGGCAGGCGCAAAATATCCATGAACTGTGACATTAGATTGGCTCCACGATCTGATTGTGTTCGATATTCAAGAGGTCAAGATCGCGCTTGCGCTCGCACAGCACATACTTCGTGCCGCGATTCTCTAGCACCTCGAAAACCTCGTCGTTGTACTCAAAAAGTTCTCCGTTGCACAACTGGCCGACGGTTACTGGTTCATCAATCATTGACTGCTCCATAAGCATTCGCTAAAATACGGAATCACTTTATTTTTTTGGGGATTCAACATGAAATCAATTCTATCCTTCATTGCCGGCGCTGTCCTTGTCGGTATTTCGTCTGGCGTCATTGCCCAGGACATTGACGCATTCAATAACGAAAACGGCTATTGGTGCGAGGTCTATACCAACGTGCATTCCTACTGCGATCCGGAAGTCCTGACTTTCAATGAGGAAAATGGCTACTGGAATTGATGTACACACAATGTGCATACAGCCCCGCTTCGGCGGGGTTTTTTATTTATAAAGCCCCATTTCTTGTGCTTCCTCTGCCAGCTTGTCAAGGATAGCTAGTCGCTCATACTCAGCCATGTCGTGTTCGCCAATAGCTTTTCGCAAGGCATCTGCCGCTTTCTCTAGTGCGTCAATGGCTTGAATAGCGGCTTTGCGTAAATCGTCCATTTATAGTTGCCGGTATAATCGCTCTATAATCTCTCTGTGCCTATCACACAGGCAGCTACGGCATCCATGTGTGAGGCTGGCAAACATACTCAAATTAGGCACGATCAGACCCAATCTGGGTGCGGAGAATGGCCGGTTTAATGTCCGCATTTCGTTGCATGAGTTGTTGCATATTTTGAACTAACTGGTTGTTCCGGATAGTTCATTTTGTTGCGTTTCGTTGCACAATTTGTTGCGCATTTCGTGCAATGTCCGCAAGTTTCCGCATTTGAGCAACATACCCCGAGCGGGTATATTTTGTGCTAAATCCATCGGATTCGATGGGTTTATTCCCGATCGGTGTTCATTATCACGCACAAAAATGTCCGATCTGACCAATTAAATGGTCATCTGTAAAAATGCGTCGTGTTGGCTTCCAGCTTTTCGTAAAGCTCTTTCGGCATATTGGTGTGCAATCCGTACTGAGATAGCACCTTTCGGCAGGCATGGAGCAGTTCACCCTTGTTCTTGGCCGCTTCAATGTCCTTGTGGAAATCTCGCAAATCGTAGCAGTTAGACATCTTCCTTCCTCATTTTTGGTGTGACAGTCACGCGGCGATATTCGCCATATTCTTGATGGTATGTGATCGCATGGGCGGCTCGCCAGCTTGTATAGCCTCCGCGCGCTGCGTAGGCATCTCTGCTTGCCAAAGTCGGATGACGCTCCACAATGGCCCCGCCAGCCTCAGCCATGTCCTGTTCTGTCTGGTGATAGTGACCTGTGTGGATATAGCAGTAATTTGCCAAACCCCACATCTTGCGGAATCGTGGCTCTGACGCGAATAGAGCAGGCAGAGATTTGTTCTTTACTTTGTGGCCGTGATGGAATGCCAGCATGATCCCGCCATGCAAATGGGCATAGAACGGAAACTCGGTGTCATCAATCTCAATGCGCGGATTCTTTATGTAAATCTTCTTGATCGCCTTCCGAATCCAAAGTGAGCCAACTAGGTCGTGGTTCCCCTCACAGATAATCACTTTCACTTTGTCGTGCTTGACCAGCAGGAGCGATATTGCCGCCATGATGACATCCAGCGACATTTCAACCAGCTTGCCGAAGCGGGTATCTGAATCGACTACATGCTTGGAGGTAGGCGTGACCGCATCGAGGCCATCCCAATGCAAAAAGTCGCCCTGAATGTTGAGAATGCCGGTTCCTGAATCTGGCGAACCTTCAACCATCTCTTGAATTGATCCGACAAACTCTCTGGTTGCGATCTCTAAATCCCAATCATCGCCTGTTTCTGCTGCCCAGGCATACATTCCCAAATGGAAATCGGTGATGGTGTAGAGCGTGCATAGATCGTCGTTCTGCGCGCCATTCTGCTTGATTGGATCAATCGGATTGAATTGATACTCGTCCAAAACCTCTAGCAGTTCATCAATCAGCTTTTTGTCGTCTTGGCGCGTCTTGACCCATTGGGCCTTGATGTCGCCCTCTGGCCCGTACATTGTCGAAGTGCCAGAAACAGAAAACCCCGGCGCTGCGGGGTGTGTCATGTCGTGTTCTGGGGAAACGCCCGCTTTGGCTGCGTTGCGCTTTACTGCCGCGATAGACCGCTCAATCGAGCGAGTATTTACATTGAGAGCCTCGGCAGCCTTTTTATAGCTGCCGTACTTTTGATGGGCCTCTATGTATTCAAGTTGTCTTTCTGTTGCGAACGGCTTTAGGTGTTCCACAATCAATTTCCTTCAGTTCCTCGATACATCCGGCGGGAAATACCGTTATGTTTCCACCCACTCCATGAGTATCGCTAATCGTTATTTTTGTCTTGGTCTTACGCACCAAAAATCCGATAGTGTAGAAAGTTGGTGGCTCATCTGCTTGATTATCAAGTAAATCGTCGTTCCAGCCAACCCATGACGCAATATCGCGCCATTTGACTAAAACGGCCTTCATTCGTAATACCCGACCATTTCTAGGCATAGGTAATGCTTCAGGGTTTCAATTACGGAAACGATTTCAGAGTGTGATAGCTGGGCCTGACTGAATCCAATGTCCCATGCGCCATCTTCATCGTTCAAGAAGATCACAATGGCCTTATTTGCATTGCGCTCGCCTTTTTCTACCTCACGCAAGGCGGTGCGGAGCATTCCCTCCACGCCCCATGACATCGAGGAACCTGTGTAATCGCTCAGTTCGATAGGTTCAGCCATCCCCAATCCTCCGGGCCTTCATCAAGGCGTTTGCAGTCCATGTAAGCAATCGGAGGCTGGTTATAGGCAGCCAGGATCAGTTCAGCTTCTTCTTT